CGGTCGCCTGGCCGCTCACGGGAAACGTGAAATAATTAGTCCCCGCATCCATTGCCATTAGCGTGCTCTCCCCTCTGCCCGTCTCGGCGGCCGCTCACGGTGCGGCGAAGTTATTCCCGGTGACGCGGATGATCCGCGCTTCTCTCGGGTTCGCGTTCGGATGATACAGGCCGAAGCCAAGCTGGCCATACCAGGCACAGCCCAAGTTCCGGCCGTAGTCGTCGGCGATCTTCAGCCGCAGCTCGGGCGTCTGCGCTTCCGCGAAGGCCACGGCTTCGTCCCCGAAGATGAATCCCTGGCCGATGTTTGTCGAGCCCGATGTCGTCACTTGCAGCACGGTGTCATGGTTCGTCTCGATCACGCGGATGTTTTCGACCATCCCGATCTCGCCGCGCTGCAGCTTCTCCGGGTTGCCCAAGACATACCATTCTTTGAACGCGGGATCGACGCGGATCGAGCGCGTGGCGGCCCAGTTGAAAATGCCGATGTACGCATCGCCTTCGCCGAAATACGGCATCTTGAGCGTACCATAGGCATAGTCGCGGGCGAGCTGCAGATGCGCGATGCCGACCGCCGCCGATGCCGCGACGGACGGGCTCCCCGTCGTATCAATCGTGACGGCCGATGCGCCGGTCGGCGTGAACGTGATCAGGCCCGTCTTGAACGCGCCGCCGGCCGAGACGTCCAGCGTCAGCTTCATGATCTCGCGCAAGCGCTTCTTGACGAAGCTGGGCAAGTCGTACTTCGCCCAGTCGTCGTAGATATTCGTCCACGTCACCGCTTCGCCGAATTCCTGAATGATGAAGCTCGTCCCCGAGATGCCGACCGCCGTCTCTGGGATGCGGATGTTTTCCTGCAGGATGCCCTTCGTCGGCGATTCCGGCGGCCCCGTCATGGTGAACAGGTTGACGGTATCGCCCTTCTTCTTGCCGAAGCCGTCAACTGGCTCTACCCACTGTATGACCTCTGCTTTTTCGAAGCTCGCCTCGTACAGCTCCTCCGAGAGAAAATGATTTCTAAACGGGCCGCTTGGCGTATCCTGTGACCAAGTTTGCATGCTAGACCCCTACCATTCTCCGCCGCTGCGTCCGCAAGCGATGGCAATTCGCACAGACGAGATCGCACTTGGCGACTTCGTCCATGACGGTGGCGAGCGCATGGCGGCCGAGATTGTGGCCGTTGAGCCCGAAGGACTTATCGACGCCGGGGCGATGATCGAAGTCCATCACGCACGGCGGGAATACCTGACCACAGTCGAGACAGGGACGCCCAGCCTTGAGCTGGGCCACGAGTCGCGCCAGTTGCCGGCGCCGATATTCTTGGCTGCGCTTGAGTATCCTTGCTTTGTTCTTCTGATAGCCGCGGTCGCTGATAGCCTTCTGGCGCTCGGGGTGCTCGGCCCGCCAGGCGCGTTGTTTCTCAATGGCGCAGGCTTGGCAGAGCGGACAGAAACCATCGGCGCGACTGCGATCGATGCGGAAGTCAGTCGTCGGCTTCGGCATCCGGCAGACTGAGCAGATCTTCTGCCCGTCGTGCGCCTGCAAGGCGCCGTATGCGGCGCGCCCGCTCATGCGGCCGTGTGTCCCAGCAGCACGGCTTGCCGATGGCGGATCAGATCGGAAATGGTTTTCGGCTGATGGCCCCCAGCCGGCGCGGCACTGGCGCCCGCCCGGCGCGCGGACCGCAGCATGACGGGCGGCGTCGTCTGCGCCGCCGCGGGCTCGGGCTCGGCATCAGCGCGGGCGGCAGGATGCTCGCCGCGGATGCTCGCGATCTCCGCTTCCGCGAGCTGGCCGATCTGATCGATCGCCATGCCGAGCGGCAGATGCTGGAGGTTGCCATACTGCTCGTTGTAGATCGTCTGGACGATCCGGCGATGGTCGCCGAGCTGCCGGCGCTCCAGCATGTCTTCCATCGTCTGATCGTGGACGGCTTGCGCCTGCGTCCGGAGATCGCGGCGCTGCAGCTCCTGATCGACGGCCGCGACGGCCCCCTGCACCAGCGCGGCATGATCCATCCGCTCACGCGCCAGGCGCCCTTCGAGCGACCGGCCGAGATTGTCGGCCCACGCGTCCTTATTGGAAAACAGCAGATCGGGATCGGGAATCGCGACCGTCTCCGGCGCGGCCGGCGCGGCCACGGGTGCGGCGCCCCATTGCGGCGCGCCGATGGACGACAGGAGCTGGCGGCGCTGCTCGTCGAGCGACGTCCCGTAGGCAGTCGCCAGGTCGCTGAATGCCTGGCGGACGGTGGCGGCATCGTCGGGCGCCAGCTCGACGATCCGGCCGCCCAGCTCAACTTGCTCGCGCGCCGGCGCGGCGGCAGGGGGCTGATACCCAGTCATGCGAACGGCTCCTCTATGCGCTCGGCGGCCGTGCGGGCTTCATGGTCGGCCCGCTGCCGCAGCTCGGCTTTCTCGCCGGCGTGCACTTGTTGCTTCAGCCGATCGGTGATCCGCCGGTAGGCGGCGATCTCGTGGCAGACCGCCAGCGCCTGCTCGGGGCTCAAGGCCAGCTGGTTCACATGCCGGCAGAGCTTCGTCACCGCTTCGCCGACGAGCACGTCACAGAACGTCTCGACGGCATCCAGGATCGAGCGCGACGCGTGGCCGCGCATGATCAGATCCTGCATGCGGGGATTGAATTCCATTCAGGTCGTTTCGATCAGGCGCCGCCCGAAGCGGTCGGCCGTCAGCTCGATCGCAAGCGCGTGACCGGCGCGCAGCGTATCGATCTCGCGCGCTAAGCGGACGTGCTGCCGGCAGGCGCCCTCGAGGACGTCGATCAACCCGGCAAAGCGCTCGGGAATGTCGGGCCGCAGTTTTAAGGTCGCGGCGCGCTGCGCCAGGGCTTCGGCTCGCACCGTCAAACGTTCGGTGTCGTCAGTCATGGACCCCTGGAGATCCCAGCACGGGTTGCCGCGGAGCCGCCGGGCCGCCGTGACGATGGCATGGTGGAGTTCCAGCACCGTGTCCCGCGTCTGCTGCATCCAGCCATGATCGGCGGGCAGCTCGGCGAGATGGTAGGCAAGCCAGTCGAGCCATTGCCGCGCCTTCGGCAGCGCCCCGCCGCGAATTCGCAGCGCACTAGTTCCCCCCGCCGCCACCGCCGTCTTTCGTCTTCCCGAAGGGATAGGCGACCGGGACGGTTTTCCACCGCGCCTTGTACGCTTCCGCCATGCCGCCGATCTTCAGATACGGCTGGCCGCTCGTCTCGGTCGGTGCGTCGGCGTCTTCGGGTGCCGTGGATTCGTAGCCCTTCAGAAAGTCGTCTGCCATTTATCGGATCGCCTTCTTCTGCTTGGCTTCGATCAGATCGGAGATCGTGCGCTTGCCTTCCGGCCGCACGCTGACGCCATGGACGGCGAGCGAGAGATCGGCATGGCCGTCCCGGACGCGCAGCTCGTCGGTGGTGGCCTCGAGCGTCACGCGCAGCGCCTTCCCGGGGGCAAACGCGCTCTTCAGCCGATCAGGATGCGGATCCTCCAAGCAGAGCTGCGCCGAGCTGCCGCCGCTGGGGGTGGTGCTCAGCAACATCATACGCCACTCGGGGGCGGTTGCTGTTGCTGGCCCTGACCAGCTTGCTGCAGCTTCGCTTGCTGCTGTTGCTGGCCGAGTCCACCCGACGTATAGCCGGCTTGACCCATGTTGCTGAGCTGCGCCCCCATGGCGCCCAGCCCGCCACCCATCGCGCCGCCCCATTGGCCGGCTTGCGGTGCGCCGCCCATGCCGCCGCCATACGGGCCGCTAGGCCCGAAGCTGGGACCACCGTAGCCACTCCCGATCGCGTAGCCTTGGCCACCCATCGGGCCGCCCAGTCCGGCTTGATACCCTAGGGCGCCCGCGGCGCTGCCCATCCCGGCGTTCGGGAAGCGCGCGTTCAGCACGCTCTGCATCCCCGGCGAGTAGCCGGCGAACGGACTGCCGCCGCCCGCCCCGCCGTACATCGCGCCAAAGGATCCGGGACCACCGAGCGGCTGCAGGCCGGCTCCGATGTTGCCCGCCATGCCGCCCATCGCCCCCGGCGGTTGCGGCGTCCCTTGGCCGAGCATGCCCTGCATCCGCTGCGCCTGCGGGCCGCCCTGCGCGCCGCGCATCATCGCCCGCTGATTGATTCCCGGCCGCGTCTGCAGCCACGCTTGGCCAAGTCCCTGCCCGGCCGCGTTCGAAAAGCCCCGCTGCTGCTGCTTCGTCAGCCCGAGCCCCAAGCCCAGCCCCTGGCCGGGCCGCGGGGCTGGCGGTGCGGCGCCAGGCGCGGCCGTGGCGGCAGGGGCAGGCGCCCGGGCAGGCCGCGGCTGGGGAACGCCCGGCACGCGGCCGGGACGGCCGCCCGTCGCCTGGCCGAGTGTCGGCTGCGCCCGGGCGGGCGTCGCTGGGCCTGCTGCACGTCTGGCCATCTACACAGCCCCTCTATGCCCGGTGACTCACTGCCACTCGGTATCGAAATCTGTGTCGCTCTTCTTGACGAGCATTTGGCCGGTCGTGCCGCCCACGGGAACGCCCGCGCCTGGCGGCCCTTGCGGCCCCGGCGGCCCTTGTGCGCCCGGTGGCCCTTGCGGCCCCGGGGGCCCTGCCGGGCCCGGCGGGCCTTCCGGGCCCGCGGGTGGCGGGTGGCCCGTGGCGTGCCACGGCGTGGGATGCGGCCAGTCGATGGGAAGGGTCATGGATGCGTTCCCCGTCTCACGGCAGCTGCGGACCCCGCTGCCCCAGCGGATTCGGCGGCGGCCCTGCCGATGCTGCGGCAGGATTGGCCGCCGGGTTCTGCGGTCCGCCGCCCCCGCCGCCTTGATTGGGTGGGGCGCCCGCCTGCGCGGCCAGCAAGGTCGGGTCAGGCATCGGCTCATCGGGATCGCGCTCGACGTCGGCGGGATCGATCCCCAAACTCTGCAGGATCAGCGCGTACTCCTTGATCGGCGAAAAGCGCTGCGTGATCACTTGCATCAAGGCCGGGTTCGCCGCCGCTTGCTGCCGCAGCATCATCAGTTTTTGCAGGTTCTTGACGGCTTGGAGCTGGTACTTGTAGCCGCGGACTTTAAAACTGACGGACGACGCGAAACAGACAAACCGCTCTTGCGGCGTCATCAGCGCCAGCGTCTGCGCGTTCTCGGGGCCGACATACCCGCCCCAGCGTGCGACCATGCTCGGATCGGCAAATTGCCAGAGCGTCAGCCAACACAATTCCAACAGTGGCTCGATCCCAGTGTCCTCGAGCCGGAGCGCGATGTTGGAGAACAGATCGTTCCCGCTGTCTTCGACCTGCATGATCTCGGTCGCCGACTGCTTCCGCTGCGGCAGGCGGCCCAGCTGCAGATCGTTGATCCGAAACGCTTCCTGCCGCATGCGCGCGATCCGGTCGAGCACGTTCAGCATGTCCGGCGTCAGCGTGCCGGTATCGACCCGCTTGACGACGTCCACATCCCCCGCCGCCTGGCTGATGTCGAGATCCAAGCCCGGCGTCAGCCCCTTGGCGATGACGCTCGGATCTTCCAACGCCCAGCTCCGGACTTCCCGCACGCCGAGCGCGGCATTGAACCCGGCATCGATCATCAAGTTCGTCAGCTCGCTCTCGGCTTCGACGAGTGGCCGCGCGATGTCGATGAATGCGTGATGCATCTCGGCCGTCGGTGTCGGCAGCAACGGAATGGAGATGATCGGTCGGCGGCCCGACCACAAGAGATCGCGGATCTTGACGGGTTTGCGGACCACCGCCGTCCCGCCCGCCGTCAAGAACATGACGTTCCGCATGACGAGCGATCCGTTCTGCGGATGGATCACGTCGCCCCAATACTCCCGCAACAGCACGCGATGGAGCGGGGCCCGCAGCCCCGGCGTGATGCCGGTCCGTCGCCGCTGCTGCTCGATCTTCTCCATTCCCGGCGACGCCCGCCGCATTTTTTCGATCTCGTCGGGCGTGAATCCCAGCTCGGGCAGATCGGCGATGGCGATCTCGACTTCGTGGATGTCGTAGTGCTGCGCCGGGGACGGATCGGGGAAATGATCCTCAAAGGGAATGAGATCGATCTTCAGGCGCATGGACGGCCGCATCTGCTGCGTCAGCTGGCCACCGGGATCGACCCGATACTCGGGCACGGGTTCCGGTGCCATCAGCACCTTCCACGTCACCACCGATTCGATGCACCCGAGCTTCAGGCTGTCGTAGACCAGCCGGCCGATCCCATAGACCGTCGGCATCTTGTCACCTTCGACGGCGAGCCGCTCCAGCTCGCTCGCGAGAATCCGGCCGGCGGCGCGCGCGTCTAACCCGGGTAACGGCGGCTCAAGCCCTTCATAGCTGGCGGTGAACCACTCCGAAAACCCGACCAGCTGCTGCGAGAGCTCGGCGCAGACTTGCTCGAGCGACGTCTCGAGCGACGGGATGACGACGGCGCTCTGCCCGGGCTTCTTCTTCGCTAAGAACTCGAACTTCCCGTGAAAGGCGTCCCAGTTCCGCCGATTCAATTTCTTCCGGGTCTCGCGCGCCGACTTCGCCGTCTCATAGGCTTGCTGCATCGCCTGCAACAAGAGAGAGTCGTCGACCTCGGGGAGCGGCTCCTCGTCGTCGAGCGCCTGCAGGATCGCCCCGGGCGGCAGCTGCACCAGCTGCTGCGCATCGAGGGGCGGCGGGCCACCGGGCGGCAGCGGCGGCCGCTGGGCGAGCGGGGGCAGCGGCTGCGGGTTCGGCCGGGTCGCGAGTAACGCGCCGGGATCGAGTGGGACGCCCGGGCCGGGCGGCATGCCGGCGCCGTTCATCGCGCCCACTCACTCGTGAAGCCGTAGACGGGCGGCGGCATCGGCACGCGTTTCACGGGCAGCTTGCCAGCCTGCGCAATCGCCGCCGCTTCACGCATCCATAAGACATAGCCCCAGGCATCCGACGGATGCGTCCGCTGATAGTACGGGTCCTCCTTCTTGTGCGACTTCTTGATGTGGCCGCCGTCGGGGGACCACAAGACTTGCTCCAGGTCGGCAATCAGCTCCGGACAGCTGGGCGCAATCTCGAGCCGCACCTGCGCGCCGCCAAGCCCCAACAGGAAATTGACCAGGTTGACCCGGTCGCGATCCGGGGGATTCTGCGGCGGCACGGCCAGCCGGACCCGCGGGCCCCCCACCATCGCCGCCAGCAAGACTTCATAGTCCGTTTTCCCAGTTTGCGCGTGGACGTGCGCCGCCATCGCATCGCCGCAGATCACCAGCTCATGGCGATGCGATGCATAGCGCTCGCGCAGTTGCTCGCCGAGCTCGCCCATGGTGCCGGGCCGTAAGACGATCTCGTCCAACGCGCGCCAGATTCTTCCGTGTTGCTGGCCGATGACGCAGCACAAGGGATCAGCGTTGACGTCGACGCCGACATACAAGGGCTTCAAGGGATCGATCGATGCCGGGCTGAGCGTCTTGTTGACATGCAGCCGGCGCTCGAAGGCGGCATAGCACCGTGCGCCAACCAACCCCGGCAATAACTCACCCAAGATGCGAATGCGAAAGTCTAAAGAATCGCGGGCATAGAGCCGGCGCGCCATCACCAGCTGCTCTTCGGTGATGTACGGATTGTCCGCCATTTTCACGTTGACGATCCGCAGGTCCGATGGGGCGCGGCCATGGAGATAGGGCTCGATCTTCTCCGACCAGAGCCACTGACACACCCCGCCCGCCTGCCCCGGCGGCGGCAGCAACGTCGCCGCCATCCGGATGAGACACCGCTTGCCGGCCCCGAACCGGATCGCACACTCGTTGTAGATCGGCCAGGTCGGCGGCTCGTCATACGCCACTTCATCCACCGCCGCCCCCGCAAACTTGTCTCTCCCTTGTTCGCAGCTCTTCAAGACGCACCGCCAGCCGTCTTTGCCGATCACTTCCAGGTCCGGCTGCGTCCGGATGGTGTCGATCTCGGTACTGGGAATGAACGGCGTGATCTCCGGCGCGCCTTCGTACAGCTGCGGCACGATGTTCTGGCGGCTCATGGCGTTCGAGGGCGACACGATCCAGATGAGCTTCGCGCTCCCCGAACGCAGCCGCCGCGCCACCCGCGCACAGAGCGCAATCGTTTTTCCGGAGCGGTTCGCCCCCAACAATAAGACTTCGCGCGTCGCGTCCTCTTCGACAAAATCCTTCTGCTTGGGATAGGCGCGCGGATAGCTCCGGAACTGGCGCAACGCATCGTCGGCCACCCGCCGCTCCCACTCGTCCACGATCTCGGATGCGTACCCGAGATCGGTCATGTGATGCGCGGCGGGAGTCCGAGACCCGAAATCCGCGCCGGGATCAGGCCGACCAGCGACAAGAGCCACAGCACCACCGCCAGGATGACGACGACCCGAATGACGTTCTTGATCGCCGGATCGATCGGCAACAACGTCTCAACCAGATAGAGAATCAAGCCGATCACGATCAGCACGACAATCAACTGCAAGAGCGGCATCGCCTTACCCTCCGTCGGCCGCAGGCGCCGCGGCCCCGTTGCCCGTCGCGACGACAATCGGCGCGTGCGTCTGACACGTCGGACACACCCCCGTCTCCGTCCACGCCCGCCGGAAGATCAGCACCATCGCATCCAACAGCTGTTTCTCCGTGTGCTCGCTCGCCGGCTTGCGCGTGGCGCTCGGCCCAGCGACGAGCAGCGCCAGCCGCGTCTGGCCTTCACTCGCTCGCATGACCTGCGTCGCCGCCGTCGCCATCTTCGCCGACACGTTCGCCACCTGCCCCAGGAGCTTCGCCCCGTCGGCAATGTCCGCCTGCTTCTGGTCGACGTACGCCCGCACCATCCCAATGAGCGTCTTCGCAATCGGCTCGAGCGCGTCCCACGTCCCCAGCAGCCGGTCGCTCGCATCCAGCGTGCGCCGCGCCACGTCCACCATGCGCTCGCCACTGAGCGCTTCTAACCCCCGCGCCGCCGTCAGATCCGTGGCCGGCGCGTCCTGCGGCACTAAGCCGCCGGCTGTGCGTCGGCCCGCCACCGCCGCCGACCCACCTTACTCGCCGGCTTCCTCGTCGCTGCTCGGGCCCCCACCCCCCGGCGATCCCGGCCGACACCCCGCCGTCGTCCCCCGCGTCCAGCTCGGCCCCGGGCTCTTTCTGCCTTCGTTCTCCGCTTCCGTCCCCGGCGCCGCCCCCGGCGACTTGTCGCCCGGCGTCACCGTCTCATACCCGTCAATCCATGCCATCGCTCACAGCTCCCATGTGACGGCCTGCGCCGTCTCGCGCAGGTCCGGCTCGTCCGGCACCGGCGGCGGCACGTCGCCCGGCTCCTCCGGCTCGTCCGGCCCCTGCGGCTTCTGCTGCGGCTGCTTGTGCGTCGCCATGCCTTCCCTCTATGCCCACCCCCATGCTATGGCCCCCACCACGCATGGCTCTCCCGGAGGCCCCATTGCTGCCCTAACCACCCTCCCCGTCCCCAGCTATCTCCCCCCACCCGCCCGCGCCCTCCTCCCTTGGGCCCGCCGCTATACCGCCACCATCGCCGCCCGCGATCACGTGGATCTCGACGACGCCTGGAGTGAGACCGTGACCGCCCTCCTCCGCGCCGCCGTCTACTTCCGCCCCGGCGCCGGCACGTTCGCCCACTACGCCGCCCGCTCCGTCATCCGCGCGCTGTGGCGCTACGGCACCCGCACCGCCCACCGCCGCCCCACCGTCCCGCTCGACAGCGTCACCGCCGACCTGCCCCCCATGCCGTCCGCCGAAGCCGTCGCCGCCGCCCTCGAAACCGCCCGCACTCGCTCCTCGTCCCATGCCAGGCCGCAGGAATCTCGCCCACGAACGCGCGCGGCACGCGGCTGACTACCCCGCCCGCCTGGCCGCCATCCACGGCCAGCTCGTCAGCCAGCTGCCCCAGCTCGATCAAGCCCTTGTCGGCTGGCCCGCCATCCTCGCCCAGCTCGATCGCTGCGGCGTCCGCCGCCAAAATGGCGGCCCGATCTCCGTCCGCATGGTGCAGCGCTGGCGCCGCGTCGCCATCTGCCCCGTCCTGCCCGGCCATATGACGCTCGGCTTCTGCTGCACCCCCCCGCTCTCGACGAGCTTCGCGCTCACGGCGTGGGTACTCGCCCAGCTCTCGACGGACGAGCAGACCATCCGCTTCCGCGTGGATTTGGCTGGCCTGTATGGGCCGGAGGGGAAGGCGCCCAGCGAATCGGGTATAGCATGCCGCAAGCGCCGCGGGCCGCCGAGACGGCTAGCTGCCTAGCATCCTATGGTAGCCAGCTAGCACCTAGCACCCCGCCCTTGCGTCCGCCCTTGCATCGGCCGACGGCGCCGAGCTAACTGCGCGAGATTGCTAGTTCTGCTTGGATAGCCAATCAGGCCGCCAGCCCGATGGGCGATCGCCAGGGGTTTCCCACCCACTGACGCAGCGCATCAGCTCGGGCAGCTGCGCGGCTCGGCATGTGAAGGGCCATGTATGGCCGCAAGCCATGCCATAAGGACCGGGGTCGCCGACCGCTTTGACGCCATGCGTCTGGCCGCGGCCGGGAACCTTCCCCGCGTGTGAGAGAGGGCGGGTGGGGAGGAGGAGAAACCAGGCTGCCAGGGGGGTAGACAAACATCTCTATTCTCTCTCTCCCCCCCGTTCCCTATACTCTTATACCCCCCCTGGTATCCCTGGTAGGGGTGGTGAAAAGGGAGCAATGGGGGCTGGTTAGGTCCTGCCAGGGGATGCCAGGGCTAGCCAGGGGGGGGTGCCAGGGGGTGCCAGGGGCTGCCAGGGGTATTTGGAAAAAAGAGGGGTAAGTGGAGGACCCTGCCAGCCCCCCTCCTGCCAGGGGGGTAGGGGGGCTCAGCGGGGGCGGAACCAGCGGCGGGGGCGGGAATCCCCGCGGCGGGACCAGCCGGCGCGTTTGAGGATATCGGTGACGCGGTGGGTATCGGAGCCTTTCCAGCGGTCCGGGGGGAGGTGCAGGCAGAGGTCGAGGATTTCGGTGGAGGAGACGTGGGGGAGGTCGAGGAGATAGTTGAGGATGAGGGGTTCCCAGGGGTCGGCATCGAAGCGGGCGTCCTGGGCGGCTTGGAGGGCGGGGGTATGGGCCGTGGCGGGCCACCAGGGGGTGCCGGCGCGGAATTCGTGGACGGCTTCGGCCCAGAGGTGATCGCGGTCGTGGGCGGCGGCGGTGGGATCGAGGGTGGTGGTGCCGACGGGCCAGAAGCGGCGGGCGCCGCTGGCGTCGTGGAGATAGGCGTCGTCGTTGGTGGTGCCGATGAAGAGGCACTGGCGCGGGCGGCGGCGGTAGAAGCGGGCGTAGGGGGGGCGGTAGACGTCGAGCGGGCGGGAGACGAAGTCTTTGATGCGCGAGACGGCGATGCCGCGGAAGGCGTCCAGTTCGCCGACTTCGACGAGCCAGTGGCCCTGGAGCTGGTGGGGGGCGTGGTCGGACGTCAAGTTGGGGAGCTGGGGGAGGAAGTAGGGGCCGGCGAGGGCGCGGATCAAGGAGGATTTGCCGGCGCCCTGGGGGCCTTCGAGGATGAGCATATGATCGGCCTGGCAGCCGGGGTGCAGGATGCGGGCGACGGCGGCGATGAGGGTCCAGGTGCCGATGCAGGTCGTGAGGGGTTCGTCTGGCGCCCCGGCGTAGCGCTGCAGCCAGGTGGCGATCCGGGGCTGACCATCCCAGGTGAGGGCTGTGAGGTAATCGCGGAGGGGATGGAAGGGATTGGTTTTGGCGGCGGCGAGGCAGGCTTCGTGGGCGATCTGGGCGCCGAAGGACCAGCCGTGCTGGGTGAGGCACCATTGGGCGAGATAGGTGAGGTGATCATCGTCGAGCTCCATGCCGACGGTGGGGTGGATGAGGCCAGCGACGGGGGGGCATGGCCGGCGCCAGAGGATGCGATCGGCGAAGGTATCGTGGCCGAGGGTGCCGGCCCAGGCGGGATCGGTGGTGAGGAAGACGGCCAGTTCGCCGGCGGAGAGGCGCCGGGATTTTTTGGGTGCGGGAGCCCGCGGCGGCGGTGGGGCATCGGCATCGGTGGGGGGTGGGGCATCGTCGCGGACGCCGAGCGCCAGGCGGGCGCGCGTGACGGCGGTGGTGGGGAGCGCGGCGAGGACGGTCTCGGTGGTGAGATCGCTGCAGTGGCTATGGGAGCAGTGAAACCAGCCGGGGCCGCCGGGGCGTTGGGGGGCGTAGACGACGGACGAGCCGTTGAAGCGGGAGCCCGTGGAGTGATCATCTTCGCGGGGGCAGCGGGCGGCGGATTTGTCGGGGCCGAGTGGCGGGCCGAGCCAGCCGGCTTCTGCGAGGGCGCGGCCCAACAGCCCCTCGCGGACGGCGGTGGGGGTGGGGGTGGCGGTCTGCAGGGCGCGGAGATCGAGGAGTTGGAGGAGCCACGGGGGCACGTCGGCAATGGGGAGATCATCGAGACTGGCGCCGATTTCCCAGACATAGGGGCGACCGGAGCGGTGCCCGGAGGGCGCGGCGATGATATAGCCGCCATCGGCTTTGAGATCGACGCCGCGCCCGAGCCCGTGTTTGGGGCCGCGGACGTGGGGGCGATCGGGGCGGGCGAAGAGGAGATGGACGCCGCCGCCGCCGGTCAGCTGGCGGGGAGTATCGGGGAGCGGGCCATGGAGCTGTTCGAGCTCGGCGAGGGAGGCATCGCCGCCATTCGCGGGTCGACATCGACGACGAGCAACCCGGACGCGCCGCAGGCGATGGCGAGATGGGCGCGGGGCCATTGGGTCCACCAGCGGGCGATGGTGGCGGGATCGTGGGACGCATCCTTCACGCCGGTCGGGGTGCGGGGATGTTTGCCGGGCGACCCACAATAGCCGGCGCCGTTGCGGGAGGGATGGCCGGGAGGACAGGCACAGTCCGCCCCATCGGCGGTGAGTTCCCAACAGGGAAAGACGGCGCAGTCGTGGGCGAGATAGGCGCGGGCGGCAATCAAGAACGGGGAGAGCTCGGGGGCAACGACCACGCTCATGCATCCTCCGGGATGAGCGTCAGCTGTCCCGGCGATGGGGCCGGGGGTGGGACATCGGCGATCGGATCGGACCAGGGCGGGGGGACGACGAGGGCGGCATCGGCGACGGCGCGGACGGCGCGCCAGGGAATCGGATCGGCGCGGACCAAGGTGCCGTGGCGGGTCTGCCAGGCGCAGCGCCAGCGCGGATCGGTATGCGCGGGATCGGCGAGCAGGACGACGCTGTCCCCGTGTTCGTGCAGGAAATCGAGCAGCAGCCCGGCATCGGCCCAGCCCGGGCGGTAGGAGCGGGCGAGCAGCAGCCGGAGCGTCTCTCGGTCATCAGCCGGCGCCGCCGATCGGGTGCGCCGCGCCATCACGCCGGGGGACTCCAGCGCTTATCGCGGGGCCGGGGGCTGGGGGGCTCGAGCGGCAGCAGCTCGGCGTGGCAGCGCCGGCAGCGCACCCGGAAGCGCTTGCCGTCGGGCTGGTAATCGCGGCTGCGGGCGGGATGCGGGCAGGGGCGGCCAGCGCCTGCGCTTCTCGATTGGCCGATGGTGCGGCGTCTACCCATGGGGGCGCCTGCGCCGCCGGGGGGCTCGCGTGTTCGGGCAACACCGCTCCGCGATCAACAGAGATGGTGGGAGTCGGCCCCGGCGGCGGCGGCGTGTCGGCATCGGGAATCCCCCCTTTCTCGGGTGGGCGGGCCGGGTGCCGGCTGCGACCAGCGGCAGCGGCGCTCCCGGCCCGTGGCAGGGAGACCTGGTTAGGAATGCGGGGTGACGGTTGGGGGCTCCTCAGTGCCGCCGCCAGGGGGCACGGGCTTTCCGCCACCACCACCAGGCACCCAGACCCAGCCGTAGATAGGGGAATACGCCCACCGGCCGTCGCTGCCGGACGGGGGCTCGCTCGGTTCCCCCGGCGGCGTCGGCGGATAGTAAATCGGCGGTGTCGGGACCGGCAGCGGGGCGCCCCCCCAAAAACCCGGTGGCGGGCCGCCCGGCGCGATCGGGTGCGCCGGATGCCCCGGGCTCGGCCAGATGCCCGGTGGCGGACCACCGGGAGCAATCGGCGGGCTCGGCCACGGCCCGGGCGGCCCCCAGATCCCTGGCGGCAGCGACGGCGGGTAGTAGATCGGGGGGGTGGGCATGGGCAGCGGGCCACCGCCCCAGATCCCGAGTGGGGGCCGGGGGGGCGGCGGCGGCCAGATCTCGGGGGGATAATAGATGGGGGGCGAGACCACCGGCGGTTCGCCGCCGATGCCGCCGCCGCCGGAGAGCGGCACGATCATGCAGAGAATGGGTGTGGCCATAACGGGAAGTCCTCCTCCTGCTCAGCTTGCGCGCGGCCCCAGTGCCGCGGGCGGTGGCACATCGGGTAGTACTAATGATGCGGGCCCGCGGTCGCGCATGGCGGCGACGGCGAGCATGACGGCATCGGCGTGCTCGAGCCGGATGGGCTGGCCGGGGAAGCGGCGGACGGCGGCGAGCCGCACGGCCTGCTTGAGCGCCGACTTGGCCGCGGGGCCGACGGGCAGCCCCACCAGGCGCCGCCAGCGCTGCGGCGTGATGACGACGAACGGAATGCCCGCGGCGGTGAGCAGCGCCTGCCAGATGCCAGCGCCGAAGCCGGTCTGGAACGTGCTACTGAGCCCTTGACCGGGCCGAGCGCCCTGGTGCTCGACGTAGGCGAGCGTTATCGTCGGTAACGCCTCGATCAGTGCCCAGAGCGCGGGCAAGTTGTAGCGCCGGACTTTGCCGGTGCCTTTCGGCTGCCAGAGAACGGGCGTCGGCTCGATCCTGAGCTGGTGCGGCCCGCACGGGTCGCGGAGCAGGGCCATGGCACCCGTCGTCCCCGGATCGATGCCGAGATACGCACTCACCGCATCCCCCCGAGCACGATGCCGACGAGCACGCCAGCATAGAAAGCAACACAGAGGGCGACGCGGATGGCGCCGAGCCAGGGGGGCCGGGAGAGCATCGCTCAGGGCCCCTTCTTCCGCCGGCCCGTGGGTGGCCGCGAGATCTCGCGCTGATCGATTTCTAGCCAGATCTCGTTGCGCTCGGGCGAATAGCGGACGTCGATCACGTCATACATCCCGCTCGGGCCGGCGATGCCGAGCGTCGTCTCGGTCCGCTCGTCGCCCGCGGCGTCGAGCCGGCGGCGGATCAGACTCACCAGATGGCCGGGCTTGAGCGCCGTCATGCGGGCGTCGTCCGCCGGCTGACCAAGGCAGCCTTCCACTCCGGTTGATGCTCAAGGATCCAGCGGATCACCCTGGCTTGCCGTTTGAGCCGCGGGGTGGCGGTGAGCTCGTCTGCGGTGACGCCCTGCCAGTCGCGTGAGCCGCGGAACGGCTGGGAGAGGATCCAGGCTTCCCCGGCGATCGCGCCCTGCCAGGCCAGTCGCTCGCCATGCGCGATCCGGGTCAGCGTGATCGCGGGATCGCCGGGAATCCGCATGATGCGGCCGATGGCTGGGCGGTGGAGCGCGATCCCGGCGGTGCTCATGCAGCTGCAGCTCCATCCCCGGCCGGGGGCCAGCTCCGGAGCTGGGATGCGGGAATCCAATAGGCCGGGCGGCCCTGCTCATAGACGAGCCAGCACGACTGCCGGGCTTCGTCGGCGGGGAGCCAGCCGGCAATCTGCCAGCGGGTAAAGCCGTCGCCATGGACGAGCACATAGGGCCGGGGCGTCGTCTCCTGGCTCGGGATGATGAGATGCGGCCCCGCCGTCCGGATCGTCCGAAGCGGCTGCCAGACCGTCGTCTTCACTTGCCAGCCACCGACGTCCCCCCAGTCGCCGTCGGGCCCGAGCGTCGGAAACCACTTGAGCCGGAGATGGACGGCCAGGGCCATCTCCCCGAGCGCGCCGATGATGGCGTCGTACCAGCAGCGATCGGCGCGCTGGGGGACGCGGCAGAGATCGGCATCCCCGGCGACGCGCATCCTATAGTAGCGCCAGACGCCCATGGACGCCGCGACATGGGCCGCCGTCGGCGAGATGGTGACGGGGACGCCCCGGGGCCGAACGTCCCCGCTCAGATCGAGCGTGCCATCCACCAGCTCGCCCACGATGCGCCCGGCCCCTTTCCGTAGCGGCCCGCTCGCCGCCGTTGCGGTGTCCTCTCAAGGCGGCCGCCCGAAGGGGAACCGCACGGCTGCCTTGGGCGCTGGGGGGACGGACCGGACGGGACGCGTCGGAATCCCAGCGCCGAGCGGAAACGGGGAACCGGGACGGCGCCCGATGCAAGGCGGGCGCAAGGGGTGCCCTTGCATCGGACGCGAAAACCCAGCGGGGTGCTGGCACCGTGCCGCCCCAAAAACGCTGTAATTACGGGGATTCTGGTGCGGCGTGGGGCGGGACGATGCTATGCGGGGTGCGTGGGAATCGGGTTCGAAGCCTGACGCTCTATCCAGCTGAGCTACGGGCGCGGTAGTGCCGAGGGCCAATATCCTCTGATATTTCGGGCGCTTAGTCAAGATGCACCAAGCCGCTCGAAGACCAGCAAAAGGGCTCATTGCATCCGATGCAATGAGAATGCAAGGAGTCGGAGTGGTTCAGGTATTGCATCGGACGCTTCGGCGGTGCGTCAATTCGCATTGCACTGCTCACGCCGGGCATCGCATGCGCGCCGCATATTGGTCTGGTGGTTCACGGGCTCAAGATGCCCTGGATTCACGCATCCGGGTTGCCGGCATAGGTGATCTAGTTCGAGCGCATCAGGAATCGTGCCGTGCTCGTATTCGTAGGCGACGCGATGAGCGATGCGGACTCGTTCGCCGATCCGGAAACGACCATAGCCGCGCCGCGAGCGATGAGCCTGCCAGAGCCAACATCCGTTCCTCACTACGTTGACCTTAGACCAGAAGCGGCTTGGCTCATCTGGTGGTAGCCCTGTTGGATCGAATGTGACCCCACAGCGGCAGCGGCCGCGTTCAATGATCGGGCGGGGCAAGTAACGATTGCAGCCGGCGCAGTTCATGCCTTCTCGGCGGCCTGCCGGAATGTCTCGACATGCTGCGTCCGGTCGACTCGGCTTGATGCTAGGCGGGCCCGCAGCGCTTCGACATTCCCCAAATTGTAGTGGCTGATCATGCTCAATGTCTTATGGTTCGAGATCGCCATGGCGTCGTGGGGCGTCATGGGCGTATCACCACTCAGCATGTCGGTGACGGCCGTGTTGCGGGTGTGGTGGAAGACGATCCCGCCCGCCTTGCGCCCGATGGGCATCCCCGCCTTCCGGCACGCAGTCTGCCACGCCTTTTTAAAGTCGCCGACGCAGCCGTAGCGGCCACTCACCGTGCGGCCCGGGCGGCAATAACGGCCATGGAACAGATACGGGCACCAAGGATGCAAGTCGAGCTGGCGTTCGACAATCGCCCAGCCAGCAGTGTCGAGCGGCATCGGGTGGGGCTCTTCATTCTTGGCTTCGTCGCCAGGCCAGCAGACCATGACGCGAGCGCGGTCGACCATCGTTTTTAAGGTCCGAGAGAGCTGGCCTTTGCGGACCCCGAAGAGCCGGGCGAACTCGAGCAGCACAACCACGTAGTCCGGCAGGAACTCGGACAGCTGGGCTTGGTCGGCGCCCTGGATATAGCGAGCCTGGATCGGCTTTGTCTTTAGGCGGCGGATCCAGGGTCGGTGCGCGATGGTGCCTTTCTGCTTGGCCAAGTTGAGCGCGCGCCGGAGCGCTTCGCAGCGCTTGTTGATTGTGGCGTTCGTGATCGCGTGCTTGCCAGTGATCGCGGCCCAGGCGTCCTGCATGGCTTCGATCCGCTCGGGCGTGAGATCCTTCACCTTGACTGAGCCGATGGCGGCGCGGAGCTGGGCGACGTGCCCGCGGACGGTCCGGAGCGACGGCCGCTGGTTCGCTACGTAATCGGCGAGTAGCCGATCGAGCAGCACGTTGACGACGAGTCCGCCGGGGAGCGCCGTACCCGTCGTGACGGCCGCCATCCGGACGGCGCGGAGCCTGCGGGCGTCGACGACGGAGCTGGTGCCCGTGCGCTCGAATTTGGTTTGGCCCTTCAGCTGGTAGGTGATGGTGAGGAACCGGGAGACGACGCCCGCCTTGGAGACGCGGCGCCAGATCCCGGGCTCGACGGCCTGAAGGTGCTTCGCCATGGCTAGCTCCGGGCGGGCGTCGCCAAGTAGGCGGTGAGCGCGCGGATGATGATCGCGCGCAGGTTGGTCCGCTCGTCGGCCGCGCGGACCTTCGCCGCGCGCCAAAGTGCGGGGGGGAGCTTGAGCGACGTCTTCACGTCGTCTGCAGTATGGGGGGCCGCCGGAGCGGCAGATCGTGGTTTCATGTCCTGGAGTATACAGGCATGAAGGTAGTTCTAGCAAGTCCAATCAGGGCCCCTCAGTTGCTAGGGACAGTGAAGCTCTCGATCCACCGCTCGATGGCCCGGCGGGACCAGCGGACGGCCCCATTCGGCACCAGTTGGCGGCGCCCGGGGATGGCGTCCTTCGGGCCGTGCTTGATCGTCGAGACGGACCGGCCCGTCAGCTGGGCCACGGCATCGATCGTCAGCCACTCGTCCGCCGGCTCGGGCGCCGCAGTCGGCACGGCGAGCGTGAGCATTTCCCAGCGCTCGGCCAGCTCGCCCTGGAGCGCGGCCAGGTTCCGGGCGACGTCGGCCAGCTCACGCGGATCGTCGAGCGCGTCGATCAGCTCGGCCGTGTCGGCCCGCTGGCGTTCGATCTGGCGGCTATGACGTCGTCCGTTTCGGAGCGCGTTGACGTTCGACGCCGCCATACCGGAAGGGAGGGGTCTAGCCCCGCCGCCCGGGATGTGTCAAGAGGAGGTAGCCAGCCGTTAAAATACCGAAGATGCATACTGTCAAAAACGACACGTATCAGCACGAAACAACCCGAAACGACACGATCCTACATGTGGATAAGTCGGCCCCGCTCAGGATCGGCGCGGCTTTCGGCGTTTCGGTGTCGCCACCTTGCGGACCGATAACGCTTTCACGCGGGCTTCGAGCGCGGCGATCCGGGCGATGCAGCCTTCATGTTCGTTCAGCAGCCGATAGAGCAACTCGGCGTCCGTCCGGACGCGGAGCCGGGCGCGCTGCGCATTCAGGTACGTCAGCAGCGGCGCATCCACACCAATGACAAAGCGCTTCACGACCCAACGCCGACCTGGGTTAGTGCTCTCTGACTTGTCCACGATTGGATCAAGCCGAAAACGACCGCGGCGAGCAATTGGAGCCCTGCCCCTCTTGACCATTTTTGCACGATGCCGCAGGATGCGCCTTCTTCGTCCTACCTGCAACGCGGCCACTCCATCAAATCGCGCGCGACAGAGCAGGGGTGGTTGATGGCGAAGCCGAGACGCAACCGCGGGGGCGGCAATGGGCACCTGGCGTCTGCGCGGCGGGCGGCCAAGAAGCCGGCACAGCGCATCGGGCCGCTCACGTTACCGCTGCGGGAAGCGGCCGCCGAGCTGGACATGCATCCGCGGACGCTGATGCACCATCTGCGGCGGACGGATGCGCACTGTCTGGTGAAGGTCGGCAACCGCTTCCGGATCGATCGCAAGGGGTTTTTCCGGTGGTGCCGGCAGCTCGGCTTCGAGAGTGCCGGGCCGCCGCACTAGGGGGATCAGATGCGCGATGAAGCGATGCCCTGGCGACGGGATTGTCTCGGCAGCTCCGATGCGCCGGCCTTGGTGGGCGTGGATCCCTTTCAGACGGCGGGGGATGTCTGGGCGCGCAAGACCGGCCGGATTCCCGACGACGGCGGCGCCGAGAATGATGGCTTGACGCCGCTCGCGCTCGGCGTGGCGCTCGGCCCGGTGCTCGTCAGCTATGCAGCCCACAAGCTCGGCCGGCCCGTGGCGCCCGAAGTCTGGTATCGCCACCCGACGTTGCCGATGGCGTGCAGCGTGGACGGCATCGCACTCGATCCTCCGGCAACGCTCGTCGAAGCGAAGACCAGCGGCTTGCTCGGGCCGGCGCCGCTCGCGATCTCGGCCGCCTACGGCGACGACGGGACGGACGAAGTCCCCGAAAGCGTGCTCATCCAAGTCCATCATGCCTTTGCCGTGCTCGACGCCTATCCGAACATCCCGCGCATCGGGGCCGCGCTGATCCCCGTCTTGCTCGGGGGCCGCGGGCTGCGCTGCTACCGCGTGCCGCGCGATGAGCAGATCGTCAGCGAGCTGGTGGATCTGGAACGCGCCTGGTGGCGGGACTATGTCGACGCGGATCGCTGCCCGCCCGACGAGCCGCCGTCACTCGAGACCCTGCGGCGGTTCCAGCGCGATCCCGGCGCCGCGCCGATGCCCGTGGATCCGGTATACGTGACCGAATGGCTGCAGGCCAAGGCGATTCGGAAGCAAGCCGAAGCGAACGAAGAGCACTTGCAGCGCCTGATCCTGACGGAGCTGGGGCAGAGCGAAGCCGGCATCTGCGCGCTCGGCCGGCTGACCTACAAGGCGACGCAGCGCCAAGCATACACCGTGAGAGCGTCAACCGTCAGAACGTTGCGCTTTCAACCCAACGACAAGCGGAAGGTAGCCGACACATGGCCGACGAGCTGACGCCGACGTCCGATCGCCAGATTGCCACGGGCACCCTGGAAACCTACGCCGTGACGCCCCCGAGCACCCTCGAGGCGCTCACGCGCGGGGAGCTGGATATCCAGATCACGACGGCGCGGCGCTATCCGCGCTCGC